GTGGTGTTCTCGGGGTCCAGGTTCTGGTCGTAGAGACGGGTTGCCACGGAGCCGTTGGCGGCCACGGAACCGGCCTTGAAGGTGAGCTGCAGGGTCGCGTTATCGATGCGAGAGAAGTTGCAGCTGCCGGAGGGCAGGGTCTGGTCGGCGGGGCGCAGGGCGAAGGAGTAGGCGTACACGCCGGTGGCGGGGTTGGACTGCCAGTGCTGGAAGGGCTGCACCTTGTTGAAGTACGAGCCGTAGCGAGTGGAGAAACGGTCGTGGCCGTTGAGCAGCAACTTGGCGTTCAGGATGGGGCCAAACTCCTCGGGCTCGGCGCCCTCGGCGTAGGTGTTGAACAGGCCGTGGCGGTCCTTGTGGGCCACCACCCAGGCCAGGTACTTCACGGGGTGGTTGAAGTTCAGGCGAATGTTCTGTGCCTTGGTCGACACGTTGGACATGGCCACGTTCTCGTCGCCGGTGAACTGCACCTGCTCGATCAGGTACTCGTGGGCGCTCTGGGCGTAGCGGCGACGCTCGTCGGCATCCAGGTAGATGTAGTCGGCGTACAGGGTGGCGGTGGGGGTGTAGGTGCTGTCCACGGCGTTCTCGCCGTTGGTGGTGTCGTGGATGTCCGCTGCTGCGGCGAAGTTGAAGTGAAGTTTCACCTCGTGATACTGGAGTGCGATTAAAGGGAGTGCGCCTTTATACCCAACCTTTCGGAATGGGAGTGGACTTTATCTTAAGCCGTCATCGGGGGTGGTCAACCGCCCTCGGACCCAAAACCATAAAGTCTCTGAACCTTCTCCATGGCCTTACCATGAGCGGCTGTAGGAGCTTGGCTGCGGATTGCCTATTTTAGGAAGGTTTTTATTCAAAAACCCTCCGTCATCCGGGGAATTGTTACCACATCTGAGTTCTGCTCTCAGCCAGCATAGGCTTTCGCGCATGCTTTGGTATCCAGATGCATCAAGATGTTTCATCTGAATGAAACGATGTGCGCTGATCAAGACGTTGAAATATTCATGGAGACGAATAGAAGCATTTTTTTGAAAGTTGTCGAGAGAAGGTTGGAGATTCGTCCAATGGAATGCAATATGGGATTGCGTAGCGTCTTCGAGATTGAATTTCGATAATGGTAGGACGTGATCGATCGTCCACGTCTTTCCATAGTTATCCCACGACATACCGTCATGAAACAAGAACTCCAACCACTCGACGAGTTGCTTCGTTGAACATCCCAAATATTCCAAACTTTTCTTCGACTTCTTATGCTTGAAACGCGTTACTGCTTTGTACACGTACAATCGGTGATTTGATGCCAAACGAAATTGAATGTCCTGCGTCTTGCGAATCCTTCTTTTCTCATTATACACGTCCGTGTAATATCGAGAAAGGATGGCTGCTTTACATTCCTTGCATTCATTTCGATACCCGTGGCGGGTATTTCTGAGAGGAAAGAGGTCGATGTCTTTTGTTGTATTGCACAATCGACACGTTTTAGCGACGGGATTCTCATCGATGACCGCCACCTCTCGTTTTCCCATCTGGACATCCACTTTGTATTGACGTACGTATGCAGAACGACATGTAATACATTGGTTTCGTCTTTTTCCAGAATCATTTCGCATTCCAAAATCATCGTCTTGTTTCAAGACGTTGCACGTCGTGCATTCTTTCATTGTCTTAATGACAATGGTAAACTTTAAATGATGCATTTTTCCGGCTTTAAGGGTTTCCCGCAATTTGGTCTTGTTGCAGGGGGCACAATAATGTCCCCTACTAGTGCCTGTGGTATGTCGTCGTGCGATTCAATGAGCGCAGCACGTCGCGTGCACCACCAACCTGTTTTCTTCCATCCTATGCACATCGGATGGAAAGTGGCACTTTTGGGCCCTCGCACTGTTATGTTGTTGAAGGCCGGGGTTCCTGTTGAACCAGAAGATCAGTGGCACGTAGAAGCGCTTGATGGTGCCCTCGACCTCGCTGTCGTAGAAGTCGACCATGCGGCGGTAGGCGTCCTTCTCGCTGCCGGTGCGGGTCAGCTCGTCGAACACGCGGTACCAGGCGGCGTAGTGCTTGTCGCACTTCTGGCCACCGATCTCGATCTCGCAGTCCTTGATGAAGGCCTCTGCGGGGAAGTATGACGCGGCGCTGCCCTTCTTCAGGGTCAGCTCCAGGTACATGTTGGTCACCAGGTCACCATTACGGGACACGGTGCAGCTCACACGCTTGCCGAAGCCCACGGCGCCGTTGAAGGTCTGCTCGATGGACTCGATGGCGAAGTTGGTGTGGCGACGGTACACGCTGTACCAAGGGACGCTTTCACGCCCCAAGTGGACCATATCTTAAGCGGATGTATCCGCCCACCGACATTTGGCCTCTGAACTGCACGCATGGAGGTCTTTTCAAACCTCTGTAGCGCTTGGCTGCTGATTGTCCATTTTAGGGGTTTCCCCCGCATTCGGGCGATTTTTACCATACCGGAGTTCTTTTCTCTCCGCCGGGAAGACCTTTCGGTAAGCCAACGGTTCGTTTGGCCATTCATCCTTTGGTACGCCGCGACTTTAGGAGTTTCCAGCAATTTGACGGTGTCGCAGTTGCCTTTAAAAGGCTTCTACTTGCAGTCGCGTTTAACAACCACAAAGGCCGTGTACTGTTTATTTGACCTTAAAGACTGTTGATGATACCCCTCCTTTCGGAGTTTTTGTGCTAGGGAATAGACTCTCTCTTAAGCCCCCATCTTCATGGGAACCCACTGCCGTCGAGTCGTTGGACCTTATTCATATACACCACTTTTTAGATATTCCATTGCTTGTCCCAATTTGTCTTCAAGAGTCAATTTCTTTGAAGTAAAATACTTCGTCTTGAGAGTGGGATGATTGATGACACCGTATCCTTCGGAACAGTAATGTTCTGGACGGGCTTTTATATGTACGAGATACATCGGAAGATTGTCTTTCTTGTGTGATTTGGACAGGTTGAGTTTATGCTCCTCGGTGAAATGTTTTCCCCAAAAGTGATGTTTTTCTTTGGATTTTGCCTTGGACAACTTTTCTTTGAAATCGTCCGTCCTGGGTTTTCCAAAATTTGGGTTCTTCTCGCCAAGTTTAGAAACTCGCATTCTCTCCCTGCTTTCTTCACAATGTAATCCATCGACGCCCCCTGTACGTATATTGTACCCATGCGGAACGAGTGCATGATACATATCGATACTACGTTTCTCGTAGTAATCCAAATGTTCGTTGTTGCAGACGACAATGATTTCTTTTTGAAAAGTTTCAATCCCGTACTTCATAATGGCATGGTGTAATGCCACGCACTCTTTAGAATGTACATGGTCCCGAAGTCTTTCCTCTAAAGATCTCCTTGTCTGTCCAATATACTTCTTTCCTGAAGGGCTTGTCAAACAATATATCACCCCCATGACAAGTAGCAATGAATTATCCTTATATGATGGCGTACGTAGAATCTTGGCTGCTGATTGCCCAATCCCCCGAATTGTCACCATACCCGAGTGATTCTCTCGGCCGGGACGTGCTTTCGCGGTAGCCAGTTCGTGTTGTTGGCGTAGCCAACGGTTCGTTTGGTTGGCGTAGCCAACGGTTCGTTTGGTTGGCGTAGCCAACGGTTCGTTTGGCGTCGTCCTTTGGTATCGGGGGCTATAAGGGGTTTCCAGAACAGTTTGACAGTGTCGCGGTCGCCTATGAAAGGCTTCCACTAGCGGTTGTGGTCGGTCGCGGACGCAACCCGGATCAGTATCATCGTCGGGAGGCGATAAACGGACTGTGTCCTAAAGACCACCAACGGAATTTTCGAGGAATTTATATCCTCGCCGACCGCTTTTCCACCCTCTTTAATTCGTGAAGGTAATCTGTGGGTTACCAGTGCGGTAATTATTCCTTCCGAGTTTCCCCGGAAGACGGACTTTATCTTAAGCATTCATCGGGACCTTCCTGCGGTCCCTCGTACCCATTCACGTCAAGTCTCTGGACTGCATCCATAGGTCTCGGAATAACGACCCGTAGGACTTGGCTCCGTGCTCGCCCATCTCGGGGAGGGTTTTGGACCCTCCCTTCATCCGCCGGCTTGTTACTATACCGTGGTTTCTTCTCCACGCCGGCGGTCCTTTTCAGGACCGCGTTAGTACCGGATTGAAAGCCATGAAAGAATGCACAATGTATTTATGCGATTCTATGACATCGACGTCATATGAAGAATTTTTAGAATTATTAAGAGATTTTTCAAGAGGGCGTAGATTTGACCAATGAAAGCATTCCGAAACCTGCTCTTCTTTGGAAAGATCAAAGTAACTGCATGGAATCACATGATCTACATCCCAAAAAGAACCGTGGGTTTCCCAGCACATGGAATCATCGAATTGATATTCAAACCATTTTTTCAAAATGGTAAGTTCCATGTCAACATATCGAAGAATACTTCTAGACGCTTTTTTTCCTTTTAATGTCTTTGTGAATCGACTCCGGAGTACTTTTTTCAACCGAAAATTTACATCTGTTTTGTATTTATTTCGAACGTTTTCATTTATTTTATCTTTATGCGTCTCCGTGTATTGTTTCTTCCATGTTCGGCCCTTTGTCTCATACCACGCCCTCTGTGTATCACGAACAGCATCTCGATTTTGTGATTTGTATAATGCTACATATTCACATAAACAAGATTTACACCGTTCGTGCTTTTTCTCTTTTTCTTTACTTCTCCATGGAAAATCGTCGACGTCCTTTGAAACGCCACATCGGTTGCAAATTTTCATATTGCAAGATACATGCAATCTGCTTTAAATCTTTTGCGGCTTAAGGGCTTCGCCGGAATTTGAGAATGTTGCGGGACCCGATCAGTCGGGAGGAGAGTCCCACTAGCACTCGTGGCATATATAGAGTCGCAAAGCCACAAACAGGTTTGTCCCGCCGTATGCATCGCGACATTTCCGGCGGGCAGAGTGCTTTTCAACCCCAAGGCAACCTAAAGGTAAACGTCCTGTGCGCCATAGGCAACGAGCTGCATAAGACCACCTCCCATTCTATATAACTGATGGAGTAAGGTTTAGATTTTATTTTTATGGAAACGCGCGTTTGTCGGACGCGAGATACATGGCCTCGCAAAACTCTCCGAAATCGCAGGCGTCAAAGAGGAGTTCGCCGGTCTGCTCGCGGTGCTCGACGATGTCCGTCATGGCCTCCGAGAGATCCGAAAAGTGCTGGTCTATCCATTGGTGGAGATCAAGAGGACCGTCGTCGCAGTTCTCTTCGTCTTCGTCAATGTCGTCGTGAATTGCTCCGTAGAGGAGTTCGGCGGTTGCTCGAGACATGATTGTTGTCCTTCCTAGAAATGCCGTCTTCTTAAGTGGTCTTCTTGGCCCGTTGCTTGATCTTTTTGAGGCTTTCCTTTTCGATCACGGCCCTGTTGGCCAGGACGGCGTCGGCCACGCGCTCGGCGTACTCGGCGCTCCCGAGGATGGTGGTGAGGTCCTCGAGGAGCGCGTCGGGCTTGAGCGACTCCGTCGACGTCGAGGTCACGCGAAGGATCTGGTGCTCGTTGCCGATGTTGATTTCGGTGTATTCGTGCTTCTTCATGAAATCGAGGATGGAGGGCTCGAGCGCCTTCTTTTCCTTGCGGAGCGCCGAGAGCGCCTTGGATCCCTTTTTGATTTCCTCGTCGAGATCTGCATACCGCTGAATGTCGGTCTTAAAGTCTTCCTTGGAATACGTCATGATATATGTCGACGTTCGAAAGAATATTCTTTAAATGAACGATCAGCAGTCGAGTGGCTTGCGCAGATCGTCCTTCTTATCGTACGAACTGTTCAAAAAGGGGCCGACGTCGACCTTGGGGATCGCGGGATCGGCGCGGAGCTGCAGGTTGGCGTTCTTGTTGCTGGTCGAGATGGTATCGACGCCGATGAACCGATCGGCCTCGAGGAAATTCTGGTCCTTGATGGCCTTTGGCATGATGGCCTCGAAGGACTCGGCGTCCGGCGCCCACTTGTCCTCCTTGGGCAGGAGATCGGTGGCGACGCCCATGGCCATGCGTTTTGGCCCCGTGGGCATGGGAGTCACGCTCGCGTCGCGACCCTTTTCGGGAACGTTGATGCGGTACGAATCGGGCTTGTACATATCGTTTCCGTTATCGGCGCCCTCGGCAAAGGGCTTCTTCAGCATCTGCATCATGGGGCCGGGCGAGGGGTAGTCCGAGAAGGGCTCGTTCCTCTTGGGGCCGCAGAAAAAGGTCGTCTGAATGATCTTGACAAGCAGGAACGCCAGGACGGCCGCGATTCCGATCTTGATAATCAGGGTCAATTGCTTGTCCATAATATGCGAATATGTCATACGCGCAGAAAAAAGATTTACAGAAAATAGTCGTCGTCGTCGTCTTCGGGAGCGGCGGCGGCGGTCGCTTCGTCGTCGGTGACTTGGATGAGGCACTCGGGCTTGGGCTTGGGCGGGAGGAGGACTCCCTGGCGCACCTTCCAGAGACAGCCGTACTCGGTCTTTCCGAAGGTGACGCGCGTCGCCTCGAGGAGGAGGACGACGTCGGTTCCCTGCACGAGCGCGGCGGGATCGACGACGGTTCCCTGGGCGTCGAAGAGCGCAAAGTCCTCGGCGACCTTGAACGACGCCGCCTGCGCGGGCGCGTCCTTGAAGTTGGTCTTGAAACTCGACTCGAGGTAGGCGTCGCTGATGGCCTTCTTGAACCACTCGGCCTTCTTCGTCTTAGTCGTCTTCTTGATAAAGGCCTCGAAGGCGCGGAGGACGTCGGCGGTCTTGGCGTCGAGGATCACCTGCAGGAAGGGGACGATGTCGTTGTCGGCATCGACGATCGACGGGGACGTCATGGTCGATCGACCGGTTTGGAGCGATATCTTATCTGAAAACTTGACCGAATAGGTTCGGTCGTCCTTCTTCACGTCCTCAAAGGCGATGGTCTCGATGGAATCCTTGGTGAGTTGCATGTTGAGTGTCGGAGGGCATTTTTTGATTCGTCAACGAACGAAGGCGAATGAATGAGCAAGCGAGCGAAGCGAGCGCGGGCGAATGAATGAGCAAGCGAGCGAAGCGAGCGCAGCGAGCGCAGCGAGCGCGGGCGAATGAATGGATTCAGAAATCGTGGGATTCGACGGGCGAAGCGTCGTCCTCGTCATCGTCCTTGAAGGCCCATCCGACAAACTTCTGGGGTCTCGAGACGACGCCCGCCTGGACCAGTTGCCAGGTGCATCCAAAGTTCTTGTTGACAAACCAAATGGCCTTGAGTTCGAGGATGCACCGAATGGTGCTTCCCTTGGTGACGTAATCGAGCGCGACCTTCTCCTTGTCCTCCGAGAAAATGTCGACGCTGGGCTGGGAATTGACGAGCGGAATCTTGATCTTCATGGTCGGGCTGTACTTGGGATCCTTGGGATCCTTGATCAGCGACCGGTAGAATTCGGCGACCACGTCGCGCGACATGGTCTTGCCGAGCCACTCTCCGGAATTCTTGACGGCGTGCGTGAGAATAACATCGTTGAGGCCGAGCATCTTATCGTAAAACGTCTTGGTCTTGGCGTCGGTCTCGAGGTCGCGAAAGGCGACGTCGATCGAGTACGAGATCTCGCCGCTCTTTTCGTCGACGTACTGGCCGACGCCAAAGGGGCACGCCAAGGGCGGCGTCTGCACGAAGATCCGCTTCTTCGCGGGGCCGTAACTCATGTAACACATCTTTCCTCCTCGCTTGTTTCTGGTGATTGGGTCGAAGTTGATCAGGGACGCGTCAAAGTTGGTGTAGAGAGTGATCTGTTGGTTGCTGGACATCTTCGTGACTGTGATGACCAACGTGGGCACAGAGGTCCTTAAGTGCTTTTTTTCTCTCCCGATACCAATACATGCCGGTCGTTCAAACGAAAAAAAGTTCTTCCGCCGGAATCGTCGTCCTCGTCGTCCTCGTGTGCCTGTCCATCATGGCGGGCGCGGGCTTCGCGTTCTGGTATTTCCTGATTCGCGTTCCCGAGGGAGGACCCGCGCCGGCGCCCGAGTCCGCGCCGCCGCCGCTCGGGGATTATTACATCACGCCCCCGTCCCCGGAAACACCGTCGCCGTATGATGCTCCGGCAGGGCCGTCGCCGTCCCCGGAAGCAGCGGGACCTTCGCCGTATTATGGCGCTCCGGCTCTGGCTGGACCGTCGCCGTATTATGATGCTCCGGCGGGGCCGAGTCCGGCGGGCTTGAACGATCCTTTATCCTGCATGAAGGATCCGACGCTCGGATCGTTCGCCAAGGGCGTCAACATATGGGGTCCGACGACCGATCACAACGAGAAATACGAGGGCAAGATGGCGGGCGTCGGCGCGTGCTGCGACGCCGCACAGTCGAGAAACGTCAAGGGATACGTGTACAATTCCCAGACCAACGAATGCTGGACCAAGGACATGTCGAGCGCGGCCATGAGGGACGCCCAGGTCGTTCTCTCGGGCTTCGATAACAACATCGCGACCAGTTTCGATACCACGAGAATGTACGACATCGCCACGAAGACCATCCAGGACTGGAGAAATTCTCTATGATTACATAAAAAACATGATCGTTCCAATCGTCATCGTCTTCGTGCTCCTATCGATCATGGCGGGTGCGAGTTTCGCGTTCTGGTATTTCCTGATTCGCGTTCCCGAGGGAGGACCCGCGCCGGCGCCCGAGTCCGCGCCGCCGCCGCTCGGGGATTATTACATCACGTCCCCGTCCCCGGAAACACCGTCGCCGTATGATGCTCCGGCAGGGCCGTCGCCGTCCCCGGAAGCAGCGGGACCTTCGCCGTATGGAGATCCTGTTCCGGTAGGACCGTCGCCGTATTATGATGCTCCGGCGCCTCTGGCGGTTCCGAAAGCGTTTTCGAAATGGGATAGTCCGCTGACGTGTCTCGCGGACGAAACGGTCGGTTCGTACACGTACAAGACTTTTTCGGGCGAGGACGTCGATCGCGGATCCGAGCACCACGGCACGGTCTCCTCGACCGGCGAATGCTGTGATATCGCCCGAAAAAAGGGGGCTCGGGGGTACGAATTCAATAGATCCACGGGCGATTGTCGATCGAAAAATCTTTCGGTCGACGCCATGGGAAAAGCGGTCGTCAACGAATACTCGCACCCCGTGATGTCGGTCTCGTTCGATACGAGGGGGCTCTACGCAGGCGAGTATCAGGAATAATTAATTTCTCGACTGAATGCAAATGAACACCGGTCTTCTCATCGCCATCATCATCGCCGCCCTCGCCGCGCTCGGCGGCATCGGATACGGCATCTGGTACGCGGTCACTCGCGGCGGCGAGCCATCGCCCATGGCATATTCCGTGCCTCCGTTCGGCATCGCATCGGGGCCCTCGATGGGACCTTCGCCCCAACAGCAGCAGCCGCCCGCATCGTTCGCGCAAGCAAAGCGATAAATAAATAATCTTCCGAAAAACAACATGACGATCGAGGTCGATTCGCTCGGGCGCAACGTCTACGTCGTCGACGCGACCGCGCACGTTCCGAACGTTGACATCGAGCGACTCCACATGGATCCCGAATCCGCCCCGATCTTTCGCGACATCGGAAAGTACGAATCGTTCGACCGCGTCGCGCCAAACGTCGTCGTCGCGTCGTGGAAGGTGCGGACCGGCGTCCTCTGGATGCGCGGCGAGGCGACGATGACGATTCGCAAGACGATGACGAGAAACGGCGCCGTCGCATTCGAGTCCGTCGACCCGTCGTACATCAAGACCGAGGGCACGTGGACGGTCGATTCGGATTCGGAGACGCTTCGAATTCGTCAGGTCCTCGCGCTTCCCGTGCCGCGCTGGATCCCCCGCGGATTCGTGAAACGCGGCATTCGATCGAGGTTCGAGGCCGTCTTCGACGATATAAAAAAATAAAAAACGTATTCTCGATATGGGGAAACCTGAGATTTGCCCATTTCGAGAGGACGGACAGACGTACGCCAAGGTGACGGCGATGCTCGGCAACAACCGGTGCTCGACGCGGGACGCCGACGGCGTCGAGCGCCTCGGCATCATTCGCGGCAACATGCGTCGTCGTCAGTGGATTTCCGTCAAAGACGTCGTCCTCCTCGCGCTCCGCGATTTCCAGGACGCCAAGGCCGATATCGTGCACCGGTACCCCGACGACGAGGTCCGGCGACTCGTGCGATACGGCGAGATCAGCAAGGAATTCGCCAACGATCTCGAAAAGGAGGCGGCGGACGATACGATCGTGATTTTCGAAGACGACGACGACATCGACGATATCTAATCAATCAGCGCACGACGGACCGGTGGCCCACGCACCCGACGTGATCGAGATTTCCAAAGGACGAGCATTGCCGCGCGACGTCGCAGTACATGGGCCCGTTCCAGCCGAGGACGGTCGTGCTGCGATTCTCGGGATCGAAGAACGAATCGACGACGCGGCGCGTGATCGCGTAGACCTTCATGTCGTGCACGCGATCGACGATCGCGTACCCGTCGGCATCTTCGGGCCCGCGGCACTCGATGTTGAAGGTCATCGCGCTGAGCATGAGATCTTCCTCGGTCACCGACGCGGACGTTTTCTTGCCCACGAACTTTTCCATGCGGTCCCAATGAATTTCGGGAAGGGGGTAGACGCCGAGAATCATGTCGCGCGACGAAGAATCGTTGACCATCATGCGCAGCGCCATCTCGGGACTGAACCCGATCATGGAATCGAGGTACAACATCGCGTCGAAATCCTTGTTCCTATAAAATTGCTCGAGCATCTCCTTTTCGCTGTTCGAAAAGACGACGGACGCGGCGACGTCCGCGGAAAACAGGGCGCTCTGGAGTTTGAGAAAAGCCGTGACGAAGGACAGGCACGCGTCGTTGCGGCGCTCGTCGGATACGATGGCGATGAGAATCTTTCTCGGCATTGATCTGGTCTGGTTTGGGGAATTATTCGCGGTACGCCAACGCGCTCTTGCGAACGTCGGCCGTGAAGAAGGCGCTGCCCGTGTGCGACAGCGGCGTCCGCACGTCGATCCATATCTCGTTCTTGGGATCCATCTGTTGCCAGCGTCTGCAAAAGGCATAGTCCTCGCTGAGATACCGCCGCGTATCGGGGTCGATCATGCAGTCGAAGATGGCGACGTAATTCTCGACGTTGCTGATGCCGTGAATGTCGTTGACGGCGAACAGGGAGTCGCGATAGTGCTCCTTCATGGTCTCGATGACCTCGCGCTTTAT